ATCCTTTGTTGGTGGCCAGGGCAGGATTTGAACCCGCTCTTTATGATCTTCAGTCATAAGTGCAACCTGATACACCACCTAGCCACAATTTTTGGCTCGCCCCCGAGGAATCGAACCTCGCCGCTGAGTTTTGGAGACTCTGCCGCCTGCCTTGGAACATTGGGACGAACTATTCCTTTTCCATCAATTGCTTCTCAATAGCTTCACGAGCAGTCTCATACTTTGGCTTACGCTTCATAGGACCTGCAGAGCTTTGCCTAGAATTCTTTGCAGCCATGTTTCGATATTTACTTCTAACTGTTCGTGACATTGTTTACCATCCTTTGTGAACTCCGTATACCAAAAATGCTCCAGCAATTATTGAAATAAGAGTGCTCCAATTTGTATCATCTTTGCCCCAATATTGGGGCTCGGACACGATCGATACTGCTGTCATAACTAATCTGAGAAGAACAATAGCCATATAGATAACATAACAGTAGCTAGTGATAATCATTTGAAACTCCTTATATCGGTATCGTATTCAAAACAATTTCATCATCAAACTTCTCAGCTTCATCTAAAGCTTCTAGAGTATCTGATGGAGTGAATACTGCACGAATCCAAACCTTGTTTCCTTTGTCGTCATCAATCAAGTGTGAACCTGGATGACCATGAGTGGTGGAGCTATACAAGATTATACTTCCGCTATGCAAGATTATACTTCCCTTGAGTTTACTCATCATAATCTCCTAAGATTTTTTTGGTCGGAGTGGAGGGATTCGAACCCCCGGTGTCCTGGCCCCAAACCAGGTGACTTAGCCGAGCTAGCCTACACTCCGATTTAATTTTTTTGGCAGAGCCGACGAGACTTGAACTCGCACCCTCTAGATTGACAATCTAGTGATCTGACCAATTGATCTACGGCCCTACATTTCCTAACTTCCCATTGACAATTCGTAAACCGGAACTTCAACACCTTCGTCAATTATTGCACCGGCTGTCTTACAAACTCCCTCAAGAAACTGGTGATTATAGTCTCCTGTTGTTATAATTATCCTGTTAGCGATAACTGCTAATGTAAGCCAGGTTGGGTTTTCCAAAATATCTGAAATATAGTCTTCACCAACATCAAAAAAATCATCTGCATTTTCTTGAATAACTGCTAGTCCCTTAATTGCAACTTTGTCAAGGTTGTCAACTGGAAATCCAGCTGGACTAGTTGTATAAGCCGAATAGAAAACTTCCAATTTCTCATCTTCTGGCAATTGATCTGATATCTTTTGATGCATTGAAGCCATTGCTACAGCATATGGATCTAAATCTTCATTAACAGAATCACTTGCTTCTATTCCCAGATCATTCATCAGAGAATCCAGTTCGTCAGTAAGATGCTTCATCTGAGAAACAATTCCCTTGACTCGATTAACCGTTTGGGTATTCATCTTCCCTCCTAGCTAACCGTCACATACTTGCAAGCAGTGACAAGTAAGTTGTCATAGTCACCAGCCATCGACTCTTCAGTATACTTATCAGCCGCATCCCCATGCCCAGCTCGCTTGAGTGCCTTAGAAACCTTTCCCAAAATAGCGAAAGCATTTCCGTCTGAACCCACCAACTTGACCTTAACATCTGGATACAAAGGCATTGTTAATTCCTCCTGTGTGGTAGTAAATTATTGTGTAACTTTGTGAACAGTTTATTGAATTCATCGTTCTTTAAGTTTAATTCAGCTAGCTTCGCATACAACTCCCTTCGTCTAAACAATGATGGAATTAGTTTCTCTATCACTTCGTCAATCTTGAATGTGTCTTTGATTTTTGGCATATCTAATCTCTAGTAAGTTGAGCAGGAGTTAGAGTTATTGCCGTAACTCTAACCCCATACCCAATCGGTAGAAGTTATTTAAAGCCGGCAAGCCCTATCATTCTACCTAGTGATCGCGTAACCTCATGAGGGGATCGAACCCTTATCTCCGCATTTATATGCGGTGTCTTCCCTAATTAGACGATCAGAGGTGCGACCAATTCCTTTTTCCTTATAAGCTAATATAATCAATTCTAAGTGATAGTAAACAAAAGTTCAAAATAAAGATCAACAAAACAGGATTCGAACCTGCATTTCTTCTCAGCGCTCTCCCTCGTGAGCTACTACGCGTCAGCTGGAGTCGAACCAGCCCTCCTCAAGCAAAGTGTCTTTCCATTAGACGATTTGTTGATCTGTAAATATGGAGCCGGCGGAGGGAATCGAACCCACATCGACGCCTTACAAGGGCGTTGCTAGAGCCAGTCTCAGCTACGCCGGCACAAAGTTGGTGGACCCGGAGAGAATTGAACTCTCAACCTTCTGGGTGCAAGCCAGACGCTCTCCCATACCTTGGAGCTACGGGGCCACATTATTCAAATATACCATTCTCCATCAATCAATCCAACATCTCCTGCAACTCTTGCTAATTCTTGAAGTGCACCGTCAATACCTCTATAGCTTTTTATGATTCGTTCTGCTTCGGCTAACTCTGCTTCTAGAATTTCAATCTTTGTATCTTTTCTGCGTAACTTTGCTTCTGCTCTCTTGATCTTCTTTGACAATTCTTCATCAGCATCGAATTCGACAACAACCTTTTCCTTAGCCATTTTTAGCCCCATCATTCAAATACATACATTCCTCTGTTATGCTTCTCACAATCTGCGATCTTCTGAAGAGTTGATTCGTAGTCTGTCCTCTGTTCGGTGCAAATCACAGGATCTTGAGTCTCATCGAAAGGACGACCAACTGTGATGACTAGTGCTTGATCTGTGATATGCTCGAAGATTTCAACAGTCCTCTGCCTCCACTCGTTCTGGAATGTGCCCAGGAACTTACCACGTTGCCCTAGCCGCAGATCAGCAGTCGTAATTGTCATCCGTCATTCCCTTTCAGATAGCCTTTGATGTAACTGATGAGTAGATGATTCAGCATCTCGTAGTTCGGCTCACTTTGTAGGGTTGAGGGCATGAGGTCAAGCTTTTCAAACAGTTCATCTGCAATATCCATAATCGAACCGTTAGAATGCTCTCCTCTACGAATTGCTAGAAGCTCTTTTCGATCATGCTCTCTGTTGACAATTGGCTCTCCTGTTTGAAGAATGCTGATTCCTGTCCTCAAGAGTCTGATGAGGTGCATTGCATTCTTGTAGTTTAGCTCCGGAGCTCCAGGTTGGAGAGCTGATCTATGAAACTTCTTCATTTGACTGATTGCATATCCACCAAATGTCTTCCTTGCTAGCTGAGAGACGAACAGTCGTCTGTGTTGTCTCAGATCCTTTCCGATACCACTCATTTCTAGAACGTGTTCGTCATTGACAAACAAGAGTTCAATGATATTTGGGTTGCACTTCATTGCTAGACTGAAGAACTTGCGAATATCATAGATGACTGTGTCATTGACCTTATCTTCATACTGCTCGAATTTACCAAGACCATAAATGGCTTCCTCTGTTGGAATACAGATGCCTCGAGTGTCCACATCAGAAGTCTCTGTATTCAGACCGTAAGCGTGAGAACCTGCTCTCACCAGATAGATTGTCCGTGCTTCAACTTCTTCTCTGGTCATATATCTCTGCCTTTTTTTTAATCCTGGGAAGGGTCAGAATTCCACTGACTTCAGGAGCTACCCTGATGATCATAACCTGATATTATCTGGAGCTTATCCCATTTTTTTCTCAGGTCAGGTGGTCCATTCTCGTGACCACTCCTTCCCACATTTTTTGGCTCCGGCGGTAGGGATCGAACCTACTTATACCTTGTAAGGGCCTCTTGGTTAACAGCCAAGCGCTCTGCCAATTGAGCTACACCGGAACATATTTGAATTCGATTCGATGGTGAATCAAATTAACCCAAGACTCTTTGCGAAAGCAGTTACATGAGGAAGTCTCTGTCTCAACCTCCAAACTCTAGTAACATAGACTGCTGCCCAATAACGTTTGTGATACATTTTCTCTCCCCACCTGGGAGGCCAAGGACCGGTCACCCTAGCTTTCGCCAAGGACCACTGCCCTCGACCCCCCTGATATTGCTTTAGTATTTTACTCTTGTTTCATAATTTACCAGCTTCTAGCGGCCCCTGTTCACTTGGTGATGAACCCTGGCTGCTTAACCAGGTTGCCGCGGGCTATCTTAGCAGGGTGGCTCCATCTCCGTTTCTTCCTTTTTTTAACTGGAAATTGAAGTGAGCAATTCATGAACCATAAAGCATTGCTCTTCCTTATCTTGCCTTGATTCCCAATCACCAAATGCTCTCCAAGCAGCATCCTTGTTGTCGGCCCCAACCTCGAAAAGATCTCAAATGACCTCATCCATTCAAATACCAGAATTTGAAGTTCAATGTCTCTCTCCGTTAGAGGCTTGATTCCTATTTCCTTTTCCTTACATCTATAATATAATCAATTCTAAGTGATAGTAAACATTTTCTTCAAAAATGTGTTAAAATATTTAGTTGTCAATGAGCGTACTTTAAGTTGTTGTTAATAAACAACTTACATGATATATAACACTTTGTTATATAACTAAGTTCCATATCTCCATACATTTAATGAAATGATGAAGTTAGGAATATTCACAAGGTCATGTTGAAACCTTTGTTATACTACTTGATATTACTTGATAAAAAGTAATAAGGCCCTCTAAATCTAGTTTAGAGGGCCTTGTGATCTAGTTTCTGTATACTGCTAGAATCGCAAGCCCTCCAACCATCCGTTACTTGAAAATACTGAATGACCGGCAAGGACATTTCTCAATGCTTCGATATTTGTATCGTAATATCTAATTCTGTCCTTGCTTTCGTCGCCAGTCCAATCCGTTGACCTGTTTTGTGCTGCAGATCGCTTGGACTTGTTTTGACTCTCAATATACTCTTGAAGAGTCTGAACTGCGTTAACAACTTCATTTGTTAGATGTGGATTAGGCATAATCAACTTCCTCCTTGTAGATTAAATATAAACTTCGTTTGGTTTTTTTACCGCAACTTCAATACTTTAAATGTTGGCAACTTCATCATCAGTAAACTCTTCTATGCTCTCTTCCTCCTCTCTTTTACTTGGGTCTTGTTCGACATACAGATCGGTCCTTATCATCTGTTCTATCTTACTTTTAAGCTCAGGATTGCTTCTTATAAACTCTACAAATTCTTTTCCCTTATACTCATGTGCTTCATCTGACCCATCTAACTTCAATTTAAAGTTTCTTGTTCCACTGACTGAAGTTATGAATTTCTTTGTTTTCAAGTACTCTTCCCAAGACTCTTCTTGAACAAGACCTCTATCAAAATATACTTTAAGCATTGCTTCTCTAAACGGTGGACCAAACCTAGTCTTAATCACTTTTGCTTTTGTTGTAATTCCTATGACATCTTTCGCAACAGTGATTTTTCCAGCAGTGTACAACCTAATTCTGACGTCAGCAAAAAATGGGATTGCATTTCCACCAGGAGTAGTATATGGGTCACCAAAGACAACTCCTATTTTTGATCTCAACTGGTTTAGGAATATTAGGGCAATTCTTTCATGTCCTAGCAATCTCTTAATCTTTCGCATTCCTTGTCCAATAGTCCTTGCTACAAGAGCCACATTTGCTTGCCCAACATCTTCTTCCATTTCTTTCTTTGTGCTTGTTGCTGCAACACTGTCCCATACTATAGTTACAAGTCTACCTTTGTCAGATTTTCTTGTAGTTCTTATTATAGTTTCAATAGACTTGAACACATCTTCTACAGTGTCAGGAACAGAATACACCAAGTTCTCTTCAGGCTTCAAACCCAACATCTTCATGAACTCTTCATTGGCTGAATTTTCAGTATCTAGTAATACCGAAACACCACCTTTTTCTGCACAGTTCTTCAATATAGTGTAGCCAAGAAGAGACTTACCAGTACTTGAATCACCATGAAGCTCTGTTAATCTCCCTACTGGTATACCGCCGTCAGAATTAGGGTTGTTTGAAATACACATATCCAATACAGTGTTGCCAGTACTTATCCACTCTTTTACATCTGATGGAGAATCATCTCTACCTAGTATAAAAGATGAACCACCAACATCGCTCTTTAGTGCATCAATCAACATGTCATTGAACAATGATGGTTTGTTATCTGTACTACCTTTGTCGTCGGATATTACTACACTTCTTTTCGCCATTGATTATTCGTCACTTTCTCTTTCATTCATAGCTTTACTGAATTTGTCTGCCAAATTCTCCAAATTATCACTCGAATCACTTTCTTCACCTGAGGCTTCTTTGTCGTTTGAATAATCCTTCTCAGTCCCTGTACTAGCTTCTTCAGTACTCGAAGTAGTCGTATTGGGAGCTGAGCCTTGTGCATACTTGTCAACAGCTTCTGAAATCTCTTCATGTGTCTTTGGTTCGTAAATATCTGTAACATTCGGGCATGAATCCAAGATTGCTGCAACATCATCTTTATTAGCCAACTTCGTAATCGAGTAAGACAAGCCCTTCTTAACAGGATCAATATCGATAGTGTTAAACGACTTCTTAGACTTAGCTTTAGAAATTACAGAGATTCTAAATTCAGGACTCTTCTCAGGATCAGTTATATCAATTCCTTCTTCAGCAAATTCAACGATACAACTCAAAAGCTTCCTGTGAACTGTTGGACTAAAGCCCCAAAGCCTAGTCTTCTTCTGTTCCTCCTCCATTACAACGACAGGTACAAATATTCTTACATTAGGCATAAGAATATCAAGTGGCTTCCTATCCTTCTCGATCCTAGTTTCCTTATACTTCTCTAATACTGTCCAACCAAATTCACAAGCAGGACATGGTTCATTATGCATCTTTCTTGGGCAAAGTGCAGACTGAAGCCCAGGCAAACCATAATGGAAATATAGTTCAGTGAATGGATCTTCAAGATTGAACTTATTCGATACAATCTTTACGACTGTACTAATCTCATCATTAGCAGGATTAAGCCTTAGAAGGTTGTCACCAAACTGGTTTTTTCCACCTCCTGTTGCACTTTGTGGATTATCGTACTTATCTAAAGCAGCTTTGATCTTATCCAAATTCAAATTCATTTTTTCTTCTCCTTTTTACTCCTTGATAGTTTTTTTACCTCTCGAAATATTATAATCACTTATGTTCCTCAATTAAACTCCTGCTTTTATTACCTTATAAGCTGTTGACACTAGCTTGATTTGCTCTCTCCTCCCTTCTGTAAAGATTTCACCCCAATTCATCCATCTTACTGCACCGGTTTCTTCACCAAATTTAGCAAATTTCTTCTTACTCTTAACAGTCACGGCAAATAAATGAAAAGCGCCATTCCAAAAACTGCCAAGAGAAAACAACTGATCTATGTTACTACGTAATAAGCCAAGCTCTTCTTTGCCCTCCCTAAGAGCTGCCTTGATGATAGCCTCACCTTCATCAATCTCTCCTTTAGCTATCTGCCATTGCGCACCACCATACTTTGGATCTGAAGGTTTCATGAACAACATTTCTAGCTTTTTATCTTTTATGAAGAATGGGATGACTCCTGCTCTTATGATCTTTTTCTTTTTTGTTTCTTGTAGCTTCATCGTATGAACTCGTCAATTGTTGCGTTTTTGTCATCTAAATAAAAGGTAGCATAGATCTTTGGTGACAACTCCTCTGATGAACTTACTCCTTGATTAGTTGCTTCGCGTTCAGCTATAACTTCAGTGTTTTTGTTAACTGCGTCAAATTCTAATCCAAGATTTTTACACCAATCAACTGCTTCTTCTAAATACTTACCGCTTCTACAAGTCCAAAGAATTATTTGCCAATTATTAGCTTTATACTCTTTAACTCGATCTATGACTTCCTTCTTTGGTTTACCAATTGTAGGCCACTGCCCTGAGCCATATGTTGCTAATGTTCCATCAAAATCAACTGCTAACACTCTAACTTTTCCCATTGTTTTTCCTGTCTCTTTTAAATATTGTTTTAAAGAAATTTATGACTCTATCATCAACAGCACTATCCCACTCTGTTTTACCATACACTTTTTCACCCAATTGCCAGAAATACCAAGAGACTCCACCAATAGGTAACCATAAATAGGGATGAAAAAAATACAATACAGCAAAAACTTGCAAGGGATAGAAAGCAGCTACTTTTATAGCATGCCATTTATCTCTGAATATTAAATATTTACCCTGTCTATAGTCTGGATCAGAATAAGTATGATCTCTTCCTGCATCGAACAAATTCTTAGAAAAAATTATAGCTACTAGTATAATCTGAATAATCAATTCATTCAATAGATCTCTCCTATACGTATTTAACGAACTTACTCCACTCTTCTCTTTCCTTCACTGTTCTTGTTCTACCAAACTTAGTTGAAATCCAAGTTGGCTTCTTTGGTGTGCTAAGCAATTTCATCTTAGCATCTCCCAGAGTTTTGTCAGCCTTCTTGTCATTGCACTTCTTGCAACAAAGAACAGTGTTGTCCCAAGTGTTCTTTCCACCTCTAGACTTAGGAGTAATATGGTCGATAGTTGCTTGAGTCTTAGTTAGGTTAGCTCCGCAGTATTGACACTGGCCACTATCTCTTTCATACAGAGAAGTTCTTGAAAATCTGATCTCGTACTTTGGAACCCCGTCATACCCATTCAGAGAGATGACGCAAGGCTTGAAGTGTCTGTACTTTGCGGAGCTAAGAATATTGAACTTTGCAGTATCTAGAAATTCAGAGACAAGAACCCAGTTGTCATAGTCCAATGTTTCAAACTCTTCAGCTACAACTTCTCCATGCAGATTTTCGATTTGAGAAGTTGAAATCACTTTTGCTGCACCAACAAAAACTAAACCTATAGCATCACGCACACTTGTTATGTGAATTGGGATCCAGTATTTATTCAGAACTAGTACATTGTGCCTCAGTAGATTTGCCATTACTCACTTCCTCGCGAAAAAGAACCGTTGCCAACCCTAAAGTGTGTGCTCCCCTCCCATCAAAATACCATTCGATTTTATCAGAAACTTGATTTTCAATATATTCTAAATCAAACTCGGGTTTCAAAGACTTTGCAATTAACTCAAAAGATCTTTGTGATTGATAATTTGTATAAGCTGAATACGACAACACTTCTTTAGTTGCTTTCTCTTCTGGTATTGTTAACACAATATCATGAATCATGAATGTTGTATTAGGTCCACAAACTCTTTCTGATCCAGCTGAAAAAACTAGTGCAGCTGCTGACTTGCAAGTTCCCATCGCCATAGTAACTACATTGATTTCCCGGTCTTTCAAATCACACAAATAGTCATACAAGAAAAATGCTGGTTCTATTTCTCCTCCCTCAGAATCTATGATAACCATAATATGTTCAACAACATCCTCAGAGTTATTGATCAACTCTTCTATTTTCATAAAAGCCTTCAACATGACTTTACAAGTTATAGATTTATCAATAACTACCAAATCTTTAGAACCGCATGTAATAGAACTATATATCATGCTGTTTTCCTTTCTACTACAGCAACAAACATAGCAATACCAGCTATAGGAATTATCAACCACAATATATCATACCACCTAACAAATTTTGCTTCATTAGGCGTTAAAAACTCGCTAGCAAATCCTCTACCTAATCTTTCTAAAAACCTTTTCATTTCATTGCTCCTTTCAAACTAGTATAATCAATTTATGCGATTATATAAACTCATAATGTGTTAATTGTTTTCTAGTTCTAGGCATTGCTTCTTCTAGCATATATTTCTCAAATTGACTTCTCTGAGAGTTTGATTCCAAAGAATTATACAAATTATATAGCGTCCACATCATCTTGTTGCTTTCGTGTGGCTTGCATAGTTGAGTACAGTTTTTAAACTTTTCTTCTTCAATTCTATACATTACTGATTGCCTGGTTTCTACATCTTCCCAAATCTCTTTGAATGACTTGTCATTGATATTACCATAAGAGTATTCTTTGTATCCCCTGAGATTCGTACAAACATAGACTTCACCATCAGCACCGATACAGGGTTGAAGTTGTGAACTCAGGCATTTCTTATAAGTTCGTCCAAAATCATTACCGTTCTTTAAGTCTTCTAGCTTATAGTCATTGATCTGATACTTATCACCTAGAATAACTTTAACTTCTTCTAACAGAAGCATCACTCTATTTTCCCAAAACTCTAGTCCTCTTTGTACTCCATCTTCTCTTTCTAGGTTTACAATCTCTGGTTTGAATTGACAGTAGTCTACACTATATTCTGAAAATACTTTTGCAAAGTCTATAATCTCTGTAAAGTTATCTGGAGTAATGACGAAACCAACACCTATAGTTGGTAACGTTAATTTTCTTGGCATAGCAGCATAAGCTCTATCTATCTTTACATTTCCTCTCAATTTTAACAGATTCCTCAAATTATGTAACATTACACTCCAGTCACTCTTGTTTTTAACTGTCCTTCTAATAGAGTTATACGTTTCAGAGACTCCAGCATCTACTGAAACTCTTATCCAAGACATATACTGAAGCATAGTTTCGTACAAATTATGTTTTTCTAACAGTGTCCCATTCGTAAACATCCCCATCTTAACATTTCTTCTACCTAAATATTCTATTGTGTCCTTCAATCCGGGATTAATTGTTGGTTCTCCACCTCCTGTCCAATTGACAGCTCTTACTTCCATGTCAGCCAAGTCTTTACATAGCATCATAAGAGTTTCTTTTGGCATTATAGACTTATCATAAGTTCTCAATCCTTTAGATTCGGGTAAGTGAATATACGAACTGATGCAGAAATGACATCTGTGATTGCATGCATTTGAAGGATCCACTTCTACTAGAACTGGTGGTGGGTTGTCTCCTTTGACTAACTCTAAAGCTCTATCAACATTTGCTATTACTTTGCTCTGTGGTGCAAATATCTTGTTCAACCTATGTTTCCCCTTTCTACAGCAAACAGATACAATGCTTTAAGATCGTAATCGCCTGCCACAACTTGTAAAATATCAGATTAGATTTCTAAATTTCTACATAAATAGTAATGATGCTTAGCCTTTCCTCCACTTACAGTTGGGTTTATAAAAGTAGTATGCAATTCAATATCTAAATAAAGCTGTGTAAGAAATATCTTAAAGTGATCCTCTAAAAACAAATCAGGATATACAAAAGCATGTTGATGACTTTTATATCCAACTTGTGTTTCATAATCAGGGATTGTTATATGAATCATTCCCTTTATTACGTATTGAAAATGTAACAATAAACTTCACTTAGAAAATGTCCTTTCTAATATAGATCTTGCAAGTTTTCTGATGTATGCTTCATTTTTTATGGGCTTAATAAATCTTTGATATTTCTTAAATAGTGACATTGCATCTTTATTACTTAACTTAACTGGCATTAATGATTTGAATAATTCATAATCACTATTTCCAATAGCATCTCTTACTTTTGTTGAACTGACAGAATCAGGATCTCTCTTTAACACGTTGATTTTTATTTTTATATCATCATGGTCAAAATACTTGAACATGTCTAAGAATTTTGGTTTTCTATCTGTACCACAATATGCATTGATCAAACCCACATTATTCAAGTCAGCATGTGAATCAATCAGTGCTGGTAGAAATCCACTTTTAGCAGCATAGATCTGAACTCTTTTGTCATTAACAAATTTTTCAAGAACATTTGCTCTAAGTTGATGAGGTATTGGATTTCTTTTGTCTGTGCCCTGTCCAGCTACAAATACATAGACACGATCATTTTCTTTTAAAGCTCTTTCTATAAGTTCAATATGCATTTTTTGTGGAGGTTGGAACCTACCAAGTATTATACCAATCTTAGTTCGTTTAGCAGCTTCAGTTAAATATCTCTCTTTGATTATGTTTCTAACTCTATTAATTATACTATCATAGTCTTCATTCATCTTTTTCATATTGTCTCTACCAAAATATATTCTTAGCAATTGGACAGCTAGCCCTTCGGGTGTTTTGGCAGTTGCATTCTGTACTTTCTTTAGCATTGCTTTCAATTCGTCTTCTACTGTAATGAAAGTCTCATATGTTTTTCTAATTTGAACTGGACTATATTGTACAACTCTTTGGAATGTGCCCTTTTGCACTTTCAATGTTTGTTTCTTACCAACTGTTTCAAACTCTCTTCTCAAGCTATTCAGATCAGTCAATGCTTTCTTGACAGCTTTTAGAAACAAGCTCTTTGTTTGATTAGCTCTATTGAATTTGAATTTCTTGTCTCTTAAGAAAAATAGTAGTTTCTCATTAGCAGGCTGTCCTGGATATTTCTTTCTTATATATGAAGCTACACCTGCAACTTTCAATTGCTTTACACCAAATGCTTTATCACCTATATCGTCTTTGAAAACTTGCATTATACCGGGAACAAACTTACCAGCAGGNCCNGCTCCTCTCATTGCCATTTCTCTGTAATGCCAAAGAAACTTATTGATCTCTGGAAATACAGACACAACTTTAGTTAGATCACCTGAATCTAAATCTTTAATGACTATCCCTTCAGGCCAACTACCTGAGACGTTGTTACCTTGATCATCAAATACTGGAGGAGGAGCTACTTTAGATGCAGGAATCTTATTTAGTATCTGGTCAATCAACTTATCTTTTATAGAAAGCTGTTGTGTTTTTATCTCTTTAGCTAGTCTAGCTTTCTCTTTTGCAATCCTATCTTTATCTTTTCCTACTGATCTAGTTCCTAGTACTTCAAAGTTTGACATGTTTTTAAATACATCATTTGGTTCTGATAGAAACTCTTCTAGTCTATCAATATCAGCATTTATAGACAACTGGTATTTCTTAGTTGGTATAACTTCTTTACCGCCGAATACATAACGCACTTCTTGTGTTTGCTTTCCGATCTTGCCAGTTTTAGGATTGAAGAAATACAGATCTATCTTAGCTTTTGCAGCCCTAAGAGCTTTCACTAATTTGTTGTATTTTACATCATGAACAATAATCATGTTGTCACCATACTCTATTGAATTGGGTATAGTTTCAAACATGATTTCAGAATCTGTCCATTCACCAGGCTGCATCAAAGATTCTATTTCTTTCTTCTTTGTCAACATTGCAGCAACTGCAGATCGTATGGCATTAAACATTGGCTTTTTAGGCCAGTCATTTGGACTTCTTCTTCTTTCAGCTTGTCCTTTTACAGCTCTATCAAAATACAAGTTTCCTTCTTCATCAACCCCAAATCCTAGATTAGCACTCCCATCCCATTTTGTAGATAGCTCAATAGACGCATCTTTGTTTTGCATACGTCTTGCCAAATCCATAAACTTACTGATCTCAAGATCATCAATGTGTGTAATACCTTCATACAATTTCATCTATATTCTCCAGATATCCAATTGTCTATATAAATATACAGTTTTTACTATATTATTCCAACTTTCTTACATTCAGACAATAGATACTGTGCTCTAGCTTTTGTAGTATGATGAGTCTTTAAGTGTTGATAGCCTGCTTTTGCTATCTTTTTTATATATATTTCATGTTGTATGCAACTTGCATTGTCTATATAGAAACCGATTTTGTCTACTAGCTCTTCATGGGTCTCGAATTCTATAAGATGCTCTCCATCAATAAAAGGGAAGGGCATATCTATCAAATTTTTCCTAGTAAATAGACAACAGCAATTTGCTAATGATTCCCAATATCTGCCAGAATTACATTCGTAAGCTCCATGAGCGTCAACAGACATTTTTGATAAAGCCAATGCATCATAATAATTACTGTGATCTCTATTCCCTGTGTCTATACTAGAAAGGGGAGCACCACCAAACACTGCACCAATTATAGAATCTTTTAAATTAGCTTCTGACAGTGCTTTTTCTATTTCAGTTCTCCAGGGCTTTGTAGCATCATGTGGTCCGAACATACAAGATACTGTATACTTCTTATCATGCCAGTTCTTGTATCTGAAATATCTTTTTTCAGCTGCAAATGGGAAGGGTTTAACGTTTGGGTGAATAACCATCCCTTCTTTTCTTAGTTCTCTCTTGAAATATAAAGCAAAATCATGTGGATTCTTCTTGTATTGAAATACATCTTCTCCATCTATATATACAAACTTAGATTTATCCAAGTCTTCTAATATGCTTTCTTTGACATCGTTATTTGANGTTATTATAACTAAGTCAGCTTTGTCTTTAGCAAATTGTTTAGCACTATAGAGATCTAATACAGCTTGCTCTCCTTTGNAACCACTAGCTCCATAATTTGAAGACTCTGTGCAATACAATTCTTCTACTTCTCCTGAAATTTCTAAATCATTTAAGCCTTCAATAAGAGTTGCTGCACAAAAATCATAATGAGGTGTCTGAACTACAAGTATTTTCATATAAATACCTTTCCAAATCTATAGCCAGTATGAAAATCAATTCCTAGAGGACCAAAAAATATGCAATAATGAAATCCATCATAATATGTTGAAATACAACGTGGATCATTCCAGTCTCTTATATCTAATTCAATATATAATCTACCATATCTCCAAACTTCTTTATCAAAAAGAATCATATCAAAGGCTTGTGGTCTGCTTCAGTAGAAATTTTTGGTTGTGTTTCAATAGAACTACTACTAACACTCTTAACAGCTATCAATTCATTACGCATTATATCTTTGTCATTCCATTTATATCTTCTAAAACTACTACTCTTCAATTTGAAATTGCAAGTTACAATTCGTTGATCATAATACAAGTTGTCTTCATTCTGAAAGTAATGATACCAGTCTTCAGATAATCTAGTAACATGAGTTGGATCTCTATAATAGCCTTGATCTGAATAAGGAATCTCCATATGGAACTCACCTTCGTCTTTTAATATTCTATATATGTCATTCATTAGAAAGATTAATGGAAATTTCTTAACCAGCTCATCACCATCGAGCATACAAACTTGCTTTGGTATGTGCTCTAACACGTCATAAGCACCTACAAGATCAACACTACTATCTTCTAAAGGTATTTTTTCAAATCCCATTTCAGTAACATAATCAACAACATTGCCTTTTACAGAATCGACTCCAATATTTTTCCAACCTGTCATGTCTCTTCTGTTGTCTCCGCACCCTAATTCAACATGAATCTTTTCACTCATCATCGTCAATCACCTCCATACTTTTCATATTAGGCCACTCTTCATCCATCGTAACTACATCTCTTGTTTCGCCAATGAATACAGCATCTCCTTCAAGATCTGACCAGTCCATGTTATTTTTAACCCAATCTAGAAGTTCATCATCTGATTCCATAGTATACTTGTGTTCTATTTTGTATGATTCATTATAACTTTTGTTTAATCTTGTGCTATCATATTCAGCATAATACATCGCTCTATTGTTTGCAATAATATAAGCAGGAATACGATATACACCGAATTGTTCTGATATTACTTCTAGATATTTCATTATTTATCCTTTGGCGTAAGCCACTGTTTGTACAGTGGATGCTTAGCAATTAAATCATTTTCTTCAATTGGAAGAAGTTCGTTTATAAGTAATTGAACTAAACTCTTTAAAGAACTAAAACTACAATCTATAGGAATCTTAATATTATAGTATTTGAATTCTTCTACTTCACCAGGGACTACTGATTGATTGCCTAGTTTAAAATTACGAGTTGCTGCAAGTAATGCATTTATTTCTTCATCAGAAAGTAGCTGATGCTTTTCTGAAGTTATATCATCTGCTACTTTCATAGATATTCCTTCTGGATTGCTCATATATTTCTCCCTATAAAAAAATGGAATAGGCATTTTTTTACCTATTCCATTATAATAAATCTTCAGACTTTTTTATACTAACTAACTGTAATTCTCAATCTCTTCAACCAATCCACCAACACCCTTCTCAACTCCCTTGATAACATCCAAGAACCTTGTGTTCCAGCCGGCAAAGAGTGAGACATTCTTTGAATTGATCGGCTCAACTGATGTTCCATATCCAGCTAGATCAATTGAATGGAACCAAGCATCTGGGTTAACCTTGGTGCGATATGTATCCCACTTGTCAGATACACTTCGTGAACCAGAACGAAGTCCATATCCACTAGAATTGTAACACTGCATGTCTGAAAGTAAGATGATTCTGTCAACTTTTACCTTTGACTTAGTCAAATGATCAAAGCACAACCAAGCATTAGTTGAGTGACCAACATCTGTATTAACCATTGCTTCAATAAACTTCATTGGAGTCAAACCTTCAGAATCAACAGCAGCAATTGACTCACCAAAGATTGCACCAACATTCTCAGGATTCAGAGAGTCAGTCAATGCATGAAGAACCATTGCTACGTTCATATGCGTAATGCTTGACTTACTTGAAATTGAGCTATCCATTGAAGCTGAGTGATCAGAGAAGATCGCTGTTACACCAGGCAACTGATCGACGTTCTGAACAGAAAGTGCCATTGCCTTATCAACAGCTCTCATTAGCTTCTTTATCTTAGTCTTCTCCTCAGGAGCTGTGAACACCTTTTCATCTCTATTTTCTCTATTTCCCCAGTAGTCACGAGCAAACATACTTTTGCCTGTAAGCTTTTCAAGCTCACGATAAGCAGAGAAGTAACGGAATGGAAGCTGCTTGTTCTTTGCAACAGCCTTAGGGTCTGTCAACTTCTTGCAAATTTCAGAAATCAATTCATCTGACAACCCTTCCTGAATGAAGTTTCTAAGGTTACGTATAATAGCCATATAACCCATAGAAGGAATGATGTCTTCCCAAGCCTTAGCCTTGGACTTACCAGTCTGTCCTGTCTTAGACAACTCAGTTTCCCAAGTCTTAGCAGGATTGAGTTCACTATTCATGAAAGACTTCCACATTGAAGCTTGCTCACCATTAGTTGGCTTTGGGTGACATACATTGAACACATCCCAAAGATTAACTGACTGTCCCTCACCCTTATACTTCATCAACTGGTAAGCGTCAAAGTTTCTCAATGCATCAGAGATACCCTTCTTGATAGAGTTAGGGATAACTGGCTTCTCACCCTTTTCAGTAAAGATGCTATTGATTGCAGCAAGTGTCTCTGCTGGTTCATCAGCTCTCTTTAGAATCTTAGGAGTCCACTGACGAATATAAGGCTTCACTTCAGGAATCATTGAGCCATGAGCTAGAACAAAAGTTGGAGCAGAACGCAAGAACATGATATTACGAGTGTATGCAGCCAACTTAAGAATGAATAGAGGATCTGTCTTTGCAACTTCTCTAAGATCATTCAAGAGCTCAGATGTAGTGTCACCATAGAATGACTTCTCATTAATCATTGAAGTCATCACTCTTGTAGCTAGACGTTCCTTAGCAGGAAGAGTGAAAGCCTTTCCACTTTCAAAGTTTCTTGTTTCCTTGATCTCACTAGCACGTGGATGTGCCTTACGATGATTAATCTTAGGAGTTGCTGTACCTGTGAACTTTCCCATAACGTTTACCTCCTCGAGTATATACTGCGTTGAAGTTTTTGACAAACAAAAATAGACACAGATTTGTTGTAGTGTCCGTGTCTACAATAAATCAGAAGAATAGGTGCCAAGAGTATTTGTCGTCTCTATGTCGAAGTAACTCTTTAGCTTGCTATCTGATATTAAATTATTCAAATTTAAATGAAGAAGAATTGTTGGACAGAGTGTCTTTTCTGAAAGTTTGCTTTGTAGGCAAATTATGAAGTAACTCTAATCCTTGCTTTCTTCATGTTATTCTTATTACAATTGAGAGAATTATCGAATCAGAGGATTTCCTTTTTTTTCGCTCAAAAGGATAAAATAGCTTGTTGCGGTTTTGAACTAAGTATTACTTAGTTCGCTGTGACCGAATCATAATGCCGGTCTTAGGTATCAAGTTATCAATTTGATAGAAGTAGCTCTAATCCTTGCTTCTCAATATTATTTTCGTTCAGAGTATTCTGATTAAGTTTAGTTTTATTTCCCTGATGTCCTAGTTACGTCCTCCGCCGCGCTGCCTGGCGCTGCGGCCCTGTCGTCCGCCGCGTCGGGAGTGTGTCTTCTTGATTTTCTCCTTGAGCTGCTTGAGCTGCTTCTCGTTGAGGACTGTCTCGACGGTCTCCATCATCTCAGTTCGGAGGGCCATCATCTCGGTGCGCATGGCCATCATCCTGTCGCGCATGCCTTCCCTGGAGCCGCCGCGCAGCTTCTTCGCCATGTCCTGCTGCTTCCCATAGATCGTCTTCAGCGCGCTGCGGAGCTTGAGAAGNTGGTCGTCGGTCACGTCGATCTTCTCATCGAAGGCAAGGGTGCCCAGGAGCTGCTCGGCCGANGACCCGCGGCCCATCGTGCTTGCGCTTCCCAGCCTCTGTCCTTGCTGAGGCTGTGCCAGCGCGGGGCCTGCGATGAGAAGGGCCAGTACCAAGATGCATATGGCAGACTGCAGTTTGCGTTCCATCGTGATCCTCCTTGCGGATGATGTTTACTACTCTCATATTATTATTAATCAATGTTACATTAAATTTAAACTATTGTTTTGCTATGTTATTATTGTAATATATAAATATAGTGTCAAATTTAGAGAATTCTACTTTTTTGTTCTTCCTTTTGTCTCTCTATTAGTTTTCCTAGACTCAGCAATCATTGATCTTCTGTTCTTGTTTTTCAATTTTGTGACATTTGGTTTTCTTACACCCTTATCAATCGCAACTTGGTAACTTTCATACAGTGGGTCACTAACATTCATTTTCATAAATGTGCTATAAAGTTGCTTGAATTGCTTATTTGAAACTATAGAAGGAACAATCGGTTTTACTTTCTTCTTTTCTTTTTCTAATTCATCACTCTTCTCTGTAATGCTTTGCAAGTCTATCNACTTATTCATCAATGACAACACCCTCTTTCTTTTCTAGTCTCTTTACTTCTTCAACTGCATCGTTCTTTCTCAGCTCTTCACATTGTTCTAGAGTGATTGAGGAATCAAATATGAATTGGAACTTTTGTTCTTTCAAGAACCCCATAACTCTATTAGGGGGTATGAAATATCCCATCCAGTTAGCAACATCATTGAATCCTTGAAGTTGAACTCTACTCGGAACTCCAATAAATTCATACTTGTCAGACTCTTCACAGTATCTAAACACAGCACCACCTGAATTTCCGAATGAGATCAAAGAAGTACCAAGCCAATATTTCTTGTTTTCAATTTCGTCATCCTGAAAAACAATAGCACCAGGAGTGGAGAATGGAGCATGAAGTAGAGTAGCACCGCAAGCATATATATCATCATATATACAGATTTTACCAACTCTTGTTTCTGGAATCATACAAGCAATATGATCAGCAAGTCTTTCTCTATCTCTTAGTTCCAATAACGCCATATCTTCTTCTGGTTCATAGGCAACAATATCTGCTTCAACAGAGAAACTACCTACGCATTTTGACCAATTGTTATACTTAAAGAATTGTGCTTCTGCTGTTTGTCTAATATCTTTCTTTATCTCTCTACCAAGTCTAGAGTTCCAGACCTTTCCGATATTGATTAGGTCTTCTACAACATGGTGGTTAGTGAGTACAAACGTTCTAACATTCCCTTTTACATCTTTCTTCGAATAAAGGACAGTGCCTGACCCACCTGAGTTGCCAGCACGAACCCTTACAACTGGATAAAGAACTTCTTCATGTAATTTTACAATTCTTGGATCAACATCATCAACAACTTTCTTTGTTTCCCTCTTTGCCATTTAGTCCTCCTTTATCAACCAAATTCGCTGTTTTCGTTAGTTCATTATAATCATGTTCCAAACAAAATTAATCTCATCTTCCCAAATTCTTACAAGTTTATATCCATTTTTTTCTCAACCAAATTCACCATTTAAAAATTTTGGAATTAACTGTCCTTTAGTAGTATTATATTGTTTTAACCATTCTTTCTTCTGCTCATAATCGTGAGAATGTGCTAGCGTAAACTTCTCTGTCCATCTATATCTTGGAGCCCCATCTCTTTGCATAATATGAGCAATAAATCCTGGAGGCGGTTTCAATTTAGTTTTAGTTTCTTGTAATTTACTATCAACTGATCCGTAAAACCATTCTTCCATATTCATAAAACCTAGTTCAGTTCCTTCATACATTGCTTGCAATTTTGGGTTATTCATTCTATGTTCAGCAGGTTCATCTTTCAATGGCAATATTTTCTTAAGCAAATCTCTATCAAATATCATGCAGTCTGTCATAAACAGTTGATGATCTGGAAGAAATCCTGCTGAAAAATTCTTCGGTATATTATCACCAGCACCTTTGAATTCATTCGCTTCCAAGAAATCTTCAATACATGCTATGAATCCCTTCTCTGTAAAAAACCATACGTCGAAGTTAAAGATCATTACTATCGGCCTGTACCCATCCGCAGCAAAACTAAGCCCATGATTGAAACCATCAAGAGCACCATACCCGTAACCCCGATTCTCTGGTACATGAATAAACGTATTTTCTCCAATACCTGACGGTAGTCCATTTGGATCTCCATTGTATACAGTTGTAATCCACAAACGATCACTGAAACTAAAATTGAATCTCAGTATCTCCATATTCAATCTATAGTCTAATACTCGATCGTTCCCTATGAGTACAATGTGAATATCATTCGGGTCAAACATTATGCTTCACATCTTTGTCAAGATCAAGTGTATGCCAAGAAACTACTATCATATTCTCAGGTGTATAATAAGTTCTATTTGATTTCCACTTTAGATTGAATAGTGTTATTGAGGGAGCATACTTTGCTTCATCTTCTCGTTGAGAATAATAATAAGAGTATCTCCAATTGATCTTGGTTACTATACCCATTCTCATCTTACCTTCTCGGTACTTATCGTCTGACGCAACAGCTAACATACAACCAACTTTTATCTCTCTTCCAATACGATCTTCTAATACAGCATCTTTTTCATAGTACATATTTTCCCCTACATTCCGTAGATTAAAAGCTCAATTTCTGATCTTGTTTTCCAGTGCAACTTCATCTTATATTTATTAGCTTCATACCATTCCTTTGTCATAACTCCATTTTTCTGAGCCCTTCCAGCGCCTTTCCAATCACAATACATCTCCTTCATATAATTCCTATCCATTTCTAGTACTTTATCGTCATCTTCATCTTGTGTCAATACCCACCATTGCCAATGATGTGGGTTCCTGTGTTGATGAAATAACCAAGCTCTATCAAATGCATCATTACCTGATTCACCTGGTTTGTAATATCCTGTACTATTTCTACCCTTACTTATATCATCATCTTTCTTTCCATAGAAATAATTTACATATGGAAACCATTCAGTTGGATAGAACTTTGAAATATCATGTGCTATACCACGCCAAATAAGCCCTCTCTTAAAACACTCTATCATAACAAACCATTTGTGTCTTAAGACATATGATAGATATTTGAAATGCTTTTTCATATAATTACACCCTGAGGCTTTACTATCTTCTTCTCAGTTAATCCCGATAGATCACTAAATGTTTGTTCACTCAAACTAATAGACTTACAATTTGGACATATCTGTGCTAACAATGGACCGGCTTCACCTGAAACTGCTAGAACTGCTAGCATAATACCAACAGGCTTAGCATCTGTTTCTTTATTCATCCCATATCCACAACAAGGACATTCCCAAATTGGCTCTTCTACTTCTTTCTCTTCCATGTCTCTTACCCCCATTGGTATTCTTCTGTGTTCAACAAAACTCTAGTTCCATATTTATCTAGTTTTACTGGCATAAGCTTTAGATCTGGATATTCTATTCTCATGCCATTAGCAACTTCTGCCCTTCTATTAGGATGGACATACAATAGTAAGAACCCACCGCCTCCAGCTCCTGTCACCTTTCCAGCAGGCGCACCATTATGCATTGCCACTTCCAGCATTCTGTCAATATTTTCATTTGAAATTTCATTTGCAAATTGCTTCTTAAGTATCCAGTTCTTGTTCATTGCTTTAGAAATTGAATTGAATTTTCTATCAGCAAGATCTATTGCCAATTGTTGTGCTATTCTTACATTATCATGCATACCCTGCAATTTATCAGTATTCATATTTTCAGACTGTTCTGATAAGATGTCTGATGAGTTTCGTGTTATACCAGTATAGTACATCATGATGTGTTCTGATAGATCTCTAAGTTCTTGATCTGAATAATCAAGTTTGGACACACCAACTGCTGTTGGACCATTAAAATTGAATTGCATTATATTTAACCCACCAAATGCTGCAGCAAATTGATCTTGATAGCCCATGGGTTTATTACATCTATCAATTTCTATATAGCAAGCTTGTTCAGCTAGTCTACGCGGCTCAACTGGATTTCCATTCAGTATATGCAATGCATTTAGCAATCCAACTAGAAAACTAGATGATGAACCCAAGCCTGTTCCCTTAGTTGGTATATCTGCAAAGTTGATGATCTCTACACCATAGTTTATATCAAGGAACTTCAAGGTCTCTCTAATAAAGTCATGTTTAATATCACAAACATTATCCACTATTTCATTTTCACTATACTTCAAATAGATTTTGTTGTCATGTCTCTTCTTAACTAAGACATATACGTATTTATCTATCGTCGCATTAATACACCACCCAGAATACTTCTTGTCTATATATGCTGGCAAATCTGATCCGCCACCAGCGAATCCTATTCTAAGCGGGGTCTTTATTACTATCATTATATCTCTCTAACTTTCCTTAAGCTATAATCATCCGGGACTGGATGAATTGATTTATATGTTCTATTTCTTATTGAAGCAAATTGCTGTTTACAGTTCTTGCATATCCAATGTTCCATTACTCCTATTCTTTCTATCTTCCTATCTTCCTATCTATCATTTGAAGTTTGTGTTTACATTCTTCTCTTGACATCATTAATAGTTCTCCTAATTCCCTCTTCAATAGAAACCTTTGGACTCCAATCAAAAGTTCTTCTTGCTTTATTCACATCTGCTAATGTAATCTTAGCTTCATATGGTTTGTCTGGTTCGTATATTGGATGAGGAAGAGGATAAACTTTGGACAATGGAAGTTCTTTGACTATAGCACTTGCTATTATATCGTGTATTTCATTAATTGAATAATTCTCGCCAGTTCCCATATTGAATGTGTCTGTTACATTGAGGTTGATATTTCTAATATTTCTAATATTAGCTAACGGCAAAGCTTTTACAAGTAGATCAATAGCGTCATCTATGTAAATGAAATCTCTTCTCTTGCTTCCATCTCCATAGATTGTTGGAGATTGATTCTTGAGCAACTTAACAGCAATACTTCCGATAACTGGTGGAATATCTCTATCAAGATTCATTGATGGACCATATACATTAAATGGTCTGAACAGTGTTGATCTGACATTGTTTTCTATTGACCAAGCTCTTACAAATTGTGATGCAGTCATCTTGGTGATAGAATATATTCCCATCGGAGTGTGTTGATTTGGAGCATCATCCTCATCAGTTGGATACCAATCTTTACCTGTTAACCCATCATATTCTGCTGATGTATCTGCAAAGACAAAGTGGGAACAGTTAGTGGTTTTAGCAAATTCTAACATTCTCAATGTCCCGTTAACATTTACATCAACTGCTTCTGATGGATTCTCTTGGCACCAGTAAGTCTCACCTCTAGCTGCTAAATGATATACAACATCAAAATCATTCCAAGATGATCCAAACTTTGCCATAGAGCTTAGCTTGTGATCTCTAATATCAGCTATACAATAGTTCCACGCTGAATGCTGTGGTATAAACCTAGATGTGTTATCTTCTGGACCATGAGAAATATATTCAGTTAAATCATCAATATTCTCTTTAAACCCGACTGACAAATCATCTATGCCTCTAACTGTATGACCTAGTTTCAATAGTCTTCTACATAGATGGGAGCCGATGAAACCCGCGCAACCTGTTACAAGCACTTTAGCCATTCTCTATACCCTTTCATGTCGCTCTGTTTGATCCAATTGAAAATATAACCATTTTTTAAACAATACTCTTTCATTGCTAGCATCTTCAAGTCAGCATATCTATCCCACCCTTTAGTTTCTTCTAAAACTAAGATGCCGTTTTTGTATTCAATCAAAAAATCAGGGACAAAATTTCTTCCATTTGGAAGTTTTATCTTTATTTTATGCCTTTTAGTCCAACCAACTACAGTATCATCGTTATCTAATTGTTGCATTTACATAACCAGATGCATTAGGTCTACTTACAAAAGCAATGCACAAGTCAATTATTGTTTTTCTTAATGCACCAACATTAGCACATAAATCATTTAAGTTGATATGACTATCTTTTTCCATTATAAGTCACCGAACAATACTGGGAATTTCTCTTTCAACTCTTCTAACAACGGCGTCATCAAACCAACCATCTGAGGATGAGCAGCCTTGTTACACCTTAGCTTAAAGATATGACGCCATTCTCTTACATTAGCTTTCACTACAATCTCAGCCTTTAGAGAATTTGGAAGAATCGATCTTGCTTGTTGCGGTTTTGAACCAAGTTCTATAAGAGAGTTATAGCGATCTCCTACCCAACACATTTGCTCTTTCCATATTGTTCTCTCAATAGGGCTCCATTCATCCCACCAAACTGGCTTTATAAATTCAAAGCCTTTGTTATTATAATTTACATATCTAGTCGATTCCTGAGCGAATGAGCATAGTCTATGTCTTACAATTTCATGTGCAACACCGCGATCTGTAATGAACTTGACTGCAATATGGCCAAACTCTATCATTGCATCATGACCACGATTTAGCAAACTAGATACTAGCTTTTCAGCAGAATCTTCTGTGATTCTTTCTTCAGATTTATAGCAAGTTCTTGCTGCCAATTCCATATTCTGCAACATGTTTTCATCATGATACAATATCTCATGACTCTGCTCAATAACTTTCATAGCTTCTCCTTACAACTTTTTATAGATGTCTAATTGTTGATTTGCTATATCTTCAGCTTGGCAAGTATTTTTCCAGTTATCCAATGCATTCCTTGATAGATTATAATAATTTATAGTACCATCTATAAACCTTTCCATGATCCTAGCATATTCATTTACATCTTCTGGAGCTACACAAAAACCACAGTTTTTTATTACCTCTACATGTCCATTAAACGGTAAACCATAATGGGACACAATTGGTTTACCATGAGCCATAGCTTCCCACATAACTGCAGGATTGCATTCGCCATCCTTTCTAGAATGTGCTAGAACGTCTATTGTGTTGTAGAATTTTGATAGAAATGTTTCATCTGTAGTTGCTGGTATCATATCAATATTCTTTATGCCTAGTTCTTTTATGCTATTATTCACCATTGGGTTTTGTGGTAACCATAAGAACATTGTGTTTTCATTCTCGATCTTCTTATAAGCCCGAAGATTAGTATCAGAATATGTGTTAGCATCCGGTCGGCCTATATGTCCAAAGACGAATTTATCTTTCAGTTCTGGGAATAGTACTTCATCTGTGTACGGAGCTTCTATGGCATTTCTGACAACGATATACTTCGGATCAAACCTTTGAGCCAAGTGTTGTATATGTTTGCTGACAAAAATGACTTTTGAAATGTCAATTGTGTCGTCTTGATTGCCGAATACTGAAGTGGAGACAAAGTGTTTTGTGTGTACTTTAACGGGAGCAACGAAAGGGAATTCAGGTATTCCAGCTGAGTATCGATGAATGCAAAAAGGCTTGAGCTTCCCAACGATGGCAACAAACTCGGGATAACTTGCGTAGGCAATGAGCTTGTTTTCTCCCATGATTTCTCTGAAGTATTCTTCACGATCTCTTCTCCCTTGTGCTCGATATGCTAGAACATGATTGTAAGTACCTTCTTTTACAAAGTACTTCATCATGATCTGAAGCATCTTCTCCGTACCCCCAAGGCACAATTCGTTTAAGTGGTGTATTATTATTGGTCGCATAAAAATTCTTCATCCTTTCCAACTTCTCTGAGCCAGTAATGCATTGTTCCGCACCTATTTTTGCACCCTTGTTTATTTGAAAATGCTCCATTACCGATATATTCATACCAACCACACTTAGTACACCATCTTATTTTATCATGATTTTTACATGAAAGAATAAATGTTACTGTTTCTGGAAATTTTAATATCTCTTTATTACTCCATATTTCCGTTCTCATAAAATTATCACTCTAGGTTCTTCCTCTCCAGCTACTTCAGTTAATATAAGTTCGTTTGATTTCTCTTCAACATTGTATCCAACTCTTCCTTTGCTTGGACTTTCGAACCATTCAACTCTCATAAATGATTCCGTTGGTGGACCACAAGAGTATACAGTACTGAAACTTATATATTCACATGTTACTTTATTAGCAACTTTTTTTTGCTAAATCTAAATGATCAATTGACAAGCTCATAATCTCTTCTCCATTTAATATATCCTCTTATATTCAATATAATTGCTATTCCACAAACTAACAATAAACCGTAAGTTGAATCAGATACAAACACATAAGCTATCCATAGAACATTACCTATAGCACTTGCTATAAAGCCTAGTTTCTTCTTATCACCAAGAAACTTAACACCTAATAATTCAAATATAGCAGGGATAAATGTTAGCCAGTTAATCATTATGTATATACCTTCTATATCGTCTATATCGTTTCTTTTGTGGACGTACCTCATAAGGATCTGCTAGTTGTTGTATTGGTTGAGGGACAGATACACGAACAGCACTGCAATCATTGTCAACAATTTTTACACGCAAAGCTCCATCATCACTAACATGAACTGCCGATCCCGTTGAAGTATATTGATCCATTATTTTCATTACACTTCCCTATAAGATGTTATTTCAACTAATTTAGTTACAGGTTTAACTTGATGAGTATTATAATCGCCTTCTCTTAGTCCGTGGTAATCTCCGTTAGGTGAGGAGTTGTATGAAACAGTCCAATATGTATTATCAGATTCTCTCAAAAACACTTCTGTGATATAACAACCATGTCGCCATCCATCTTTAGATTCTCTATCTTGTAAAACCAATCCGTCTTCATCTAATAATTCTTCTTGTGTTGGCTCATTCATAACTTATCTCCTCCATTACAATATCGTAATCATCTGGATGCAATTGCTTTTTAGATTTATGTGGCTTTCCATCTCTATCAAACCAAAAATATCTTGGATCTATTAGCCCATCATCTTCAAAATAGTTCGGAGGATAATCACTTTTACGATATCTATTAATATACATCCCTTCTTCTATTTTTGATTCAATCAATCTAGACCAATCTCTTTCCTCCTTAAATTTCAGTTCTGCCCAATGTGTAGGTTTCTCAGAAGAGGAGTATCCATCACATTCCCAATGCCATTCTCTTGGTTCATCAAAACCTGGTCTATCATATATACAAGTGCCTAATCTGAATACTTGATCTTTATGATGAGTGCTAGGATAATACAAGAGTAGTTTTGTATTCATCGGAGCAGATTTTATTTTATGCCATTGCATTCGCAGAATTCCTTTCATAATCATCTATGGAATCTAATAACATTTCTACAGTCCGCCTGGCGAGACCGGTCAGATGAGCTGGACCAATTCCTCCCAGGATTAAACCATCAACTTCCAATGGAGAACTTCTAGATGCTTTGTAGCTTTTGTTTAATTCATCCCAAGTTATTGTCCATTCTCCGTATGTTAGAATTCTATTCATCTTTAGTAACCTTTTCATATACCTTCTCTGCTTCTATCTCATACTGTTTTCGTTCTCTATCCAAACCACGTTGTTGCCTGGACTTAGTTTTAGGGTGCATGCAATGCACACCTTTGAGATGTCGTTCTTTAGAATATCCAACGATTCTTTCGTGAGTTCTCCCGACAAACTTACATTGATCTGTAAAGAGTCTTTGTTGCGAATCTGGGTAATTGATCCATCTGAATCCTGAAATGTTCCAACCATTTTCCTTGGCGTAATTTCCAAGTTCGTTATCGTCCAATCCCTCAATAGTATTGATTCTTGGCACCCAAAGGCATTCCACATCTTCTTTTTCAGCTTGCCAAATATACCAAGAGATTTGGTTCCAGAACAGATGTTCATAGGTTTCGTCTGCATCGATCCATAACCTCCATTTGTGTTTGGCTTGGTCTAGAGCATAGTTCTTTTGGACTTCAAAATCATCTGCCCAGAGTTTATCAATCAAGTTCAAATTATAGAAATCACTAAGGTAAACAAGATGATGCTTAGTACTATCTTTTGAACCACCATCAACCACAACGAATTCTTCTGGTTTGTAAGCTGCTACATTATTACAAGTTGTACGAACACAATCTTCATCATTGTATGTAATCATACATACAGAATACTCTACTTCTGGTCTTTTCTGATTGTCATACATATACTTCCATGTATCATATACTCTATCTGGATCAGCTTCATTATCTGTTTCTATATAGCAAGTATCAAAGAATTCTGATGGTCCATCTGGAATATGGTTCTGAATGAAGAAGTGGTTTTTCAAATATAGACAAACAGTTGGTTTCATATGCCTTGATGCAACTTCCCAAGTCCAAGAGTTAGTTGCTATACAACCATTACATACTTTTAGAAACTCCATTGTGGAAACAATATTAGCTCCCATCATATCATAATACTTGATTCCTTTGTTGTCACACTCTTCTCTTAGTCCCCAGTCTTCATCACCAATTCCAGTGAAAACAGGAATCAGTTCATCATCATGCATTCTTTCTAATACTCTTATCCAATTTTCTCTAGTCCAAAATCTATTCTGTTGAACATCATGCTCAAACCCTTCAGCGTTGCCAGATTTTGTTAGAGGCTGGATTGCTATAGCATTCTTATTCTTAAAGAGTGCTTCAGACATATCGTTATTATATACAGCTGATATAGAAGTAGTATAGCTGTATGAAATCTGCATAGGATATTGCATGAAGATGGGAGTTTTGTTAACGAATATCTCTTCACAGAAAGACCAATCTTCGAACATGTCTCCCTCTTCAACAAGACTATCCTGAATAAACTTACGCATTTCAGGAAGCTGATTATGGAATGTTAGGTTCTTTATGATACTAGCTTCACAACCTTCACGCTCAAGTTGTTCCTTGGAGAATTGAACAGCCTTACCAAATCCTCCTAACCAGAACTTGATATCATAGTCTTCTCTTGGGTACTTTTCTCTTAAAGCTGGTAGTCTAGTTATGTGGGATAGAATATCGCCGTAACCTGCTAGACATAATATATGAAACGTTTTCATTCAATACCTTTCTCTATTTCAATGTATTCTCTATCTTCTTTTTCTCTGAACATTCTGGTTTATTCATGCCGATAATTTATCTTATATAACGGACACACTTTTCTATGGGCAGAACGGAAATAGTCTGCTACCAAACTCCAGAAACCACTAGGCTTATCATACTTTCCTAATGTAATCTCTTTTTCCGGAAATATATATCTATATGACTTCCTACAAACATATTCAACTCCGATACATNNATATGCAATACATGCACTTAGTGCAAACACAATACCAACTACAAAGCCAGCCGGAATTGAAAGAACGCACTTCCAGAAATATTCACATAAACTTACTCTAACTTTTCCTCGTAGTCCTTGGAATACGAAGCTTACATATCTAAAATGCCACGACCTCCCATTAATACTTTTCATAAAACCCCCTATAGATTAATACACCTTGGCTTTCAAGACATCAACAACGTCTTGGTCGATTGCTCCCGACAATGATTCGTTATTGATATTGTCACTTAATCTATTATAAATGCTTACAAGTTTCTTCTCTTGTTTCAATGTTTGTCTATTCGCTATCACTTGCTCTATTGCTTCTTTCACTTGCTTAACATAATTACCAGCAGCTGATAATGATGAAATAGGGACATCATTGAATTCTATATCTAATATTCCCTTTTCATCGAACTCTTGTTCTGTTCCAGTTACTCTCAAGAAATCATTACCTGATTCTTGAACTCTTACTACAGTATAAAATACTTCCATTTATTTTCTCTCTTTAAGAATTTTTCTCACTGTTGTATCAATTCCGTAGTCTACTTCAATCTGGTGCTTACCCAATAATTCATGCATAAGTTTTACATCACATTGTCTTCTTCTAACTAATGCTGGATCATGAGGTATTTTCTTTAACTCAGATCTTCCTACATCTATTCCTTGTGCTGCTAAACTTAGCTTAATCATTTCATACAATTCTATCACTGATGTTTGAATGCCAGTTCCAATGTTTATGAATCCTTGAAATATATAATCGTCTTTCAACATCACTCCTCTAGCCACTGATGACTTAGACATAGCAGTTACATTCATCATTCCTACATCATAGCCGTGAATCATATCCATAGTTTGTTCACCATCGCCATATAATTCTATTGGCTTTCCATCTATGAAAGCGTTTATCCATTTTGGAACAATCTGCGTATATAGATTCAAAGTTGATTGACGATATCCATACACATTAAAATATCTAAGACCAACTAGTTTTAAATCACACTGATCTGCATATGATTTAGCTAGAAACTCATTGGCTACTTTTGTTGCTCCATATAATATAGAACAGTTATTGAAATCATGACTCTCATCTACAGGAATATAGTTTGGATCACCGAATACGCTTGCTGATGAAGCAAAGACTAGTTTTCTTGTATTACTCTGTACACAAGCTTCTAGAACATTTACAAAACCAACAATATTTACATCAATTGCTCTTTTCCTATATTTAGCAGAATCTTGTGTAAGCATTGAAGCTTGATGGTATACGTAATGTGGTTCAAACTTATCGAATACTGTATACAAAGCTTCTTCATCAGCTATATCTACATGTTCCATTATAATTTCATTTTGTCTAGCAGCAGCTTTTGATGCAGCAGGACTTATATTTTCTCTCTTACCATTATAGTGATTATCAACCACAATGATCTTAGCATTCTCTCTTGATCCTGCTAGATACTCGACAATATAAGAACCAATGTGACCTAAACCCCCAGTAACAAGATGAACTTCCTTGTCAACACCATTAAAGATTGATGGCTCTTTTGCTTGCTTAAGTATCTCCATTACTTTTGTATGTTGTTCATCAGCTTGAGCTTTCAATTTTTCTGTGTCATTGTATAGATTTGCCATGCTCTATTCTTTCCGTTATAAGCTCTTTAAACATATCATTGTCATATATAAAATGTTCTATAAATTCTGTTGTAATTTCTACACCTGATTCTTCGTGTCTATATAAATACCAGACACTATCGAATCGAAATCCTAAAGATTTAAGAAAGTCTGTTCTTTCTAACTTTAGATCTACCTTTGTCTTCTTTCTCTTAGTGAAAGTCATTTAGCTTTCCGTTCGTAATCCCACCCCATCAATTCAGGACTACAGCGCTCTTCATCTGGTTTTAGTATTTCATATTTTTTTGTTATATGATAAACAAGAACTGCCTCTTTATTTGTGAAGTTATAGCATCCATGCCATAATCCTGCAGGTATGAATAATGGCCCTAGATGCGCATTGTGTTCTGAATAATATTCCCAATTGCAATGAGGTTCATTCTTATATTTTTCTACAAAATCTATTATACTACTAGAATATTCAACATTTTCATTTGGTTGACAATATGCATTCATGAATATTTCTCTATATTCTTGCCTCCATTCTATTTGCATTTTATCTATTTTATCTAAATCAAAAACACTATTAGCAACATAACGATCATCATTTGGCATATTACATATACCGATTTGAAGAGCTCCCTTAACCACAAATTGGAAATCATTCTGATACTTATGTCTATGCCATAATGCTGCAGCCCCTGGTTGAACTACAGTGATGTTAATATCACCTTTTCCTATAGCTGGAAAGACATCACAATATCTCATGCCTCTATTGTCTTGGTGATATCTCATCTTCTTCTTCCTCCTCATCTTCTTCGTCTTCATCTTCTTCGTCTAACTCGTCGTAAACATCATCAAATACAATTTCAACATCTTTAATTTGCTCTTCCTTTATCTCATTTTCATATTCCTCACCTTTTGTAGAATACAACACTTTCTTTACAACGCAAAAACAAAATACGAACTCCTCTGCTACACTACCTCTTGTTACTGCATCAATAACTTGGCAATATAGATCTGGAAAAGNGCCCAAATACTCATACCCTATTTCGTCTTTTGGTGCTTGCTCTATATTGGCAGCCTGCACGATTGTCATCATAACTCATCTATCTCCTTAAGAAATCTAACTATAGCAGATTGCCATGTTGGTAGTAATTCAGTTTGTGTATTAACAATAGCAGAATACATAGCTCTTTTTGCTCCATCATAATGCTTACTACTAGTTATTGCTTTAAGAACTTTGCTGGGATTATAGCCTTTTAGTTCTACTATGAAATGTGCCAAGTCATACCAAGTTAAATCACCTTGATTGACTAAGTGATATACAGTGCCTAATTGAGATATATCTTTCTCCAACAGTTTAACAAGTGCTCTAGCGATATCTACAGTATATCCTACATTCATTACTTGATCAACAACGACTTCAAGTTCTTTGTCATTTTCTAGCTTATCTAGAATAACCATTGGAAAGTTTGTGTTATTCTTAGCTCTACTACCAGTCTTCCCAAACAAACCAGCAACTCTAATATTTGTATAGCTATCACACTCATTAGCAACTGTAGTTTCACCAGCAGCTTTTATGATTCCATACATATTAGTTGGTGACATAGAACTGTCTTCAGCATAGGGACCTGCTTTCTCTTGTCCACCAAAAACATAATTTGTAGAAATATTGATAAAAGTTGTATTATGCTTATTGCATAATTTAGCTATCCTGCTTGGTGCAACTACATTAACCTCAAATGCTCTTGAAGGATCTGATTCTATATCATCTACTGAATGGATAGAAGCTCCATTGATATAGATGTCAGGATCATGATTTTCAAATAGTACTTTAGTTGCAGTGTCATCTGTTATGTCCCATTGTTGTCTGTTACACGAATGCAGAGTTAAATGACCACCTTTGCCTGACAAATGAGTTTTCTTATTAGAAAAATTGTTTGTAGTAGTAAATCCTGTAAGGGAGTGGACAATCAAATTATGTTCATGAACTTTATCAATAATGTCATTCATGAGTTGTCCAGCGCAACCACTCATTAAAATTGTTTTCGAACCATTAATCATGTATACTCACTTTCATTGAAAAATCAATTAACTCATCAATCTTATCAATCAAGTCATTACGTTTCTTGTTGTCAATTGAAACTGCATCGGCAGCTGCAAGTCTTTCTTTGTCACTAAGAGTCGTATCTCTTCTTTTGTCTTCTAGACCCCATAAGTTTCCATTAACTATATCTAATAGCAAAATCAAACTAAGCAAATCAGAAGTACGATCTTCTTTAACATCTTTGTCATATACTTTATGCTTCTTAAATATTGCTGGTCTTTCTTTATTTCCTATTGAAACAATTATTCTACCAAGCTCTCTTATCAACCAACCTCTTTGGTTATTCAATTGCACAAGTGTTTTATCTAGATTGTTAATACTAACATTTGATTTAAGTTCAAGATCTAGATTTAGATTATTTATCTTTTCATTGATGCTACGCATTCGTTTTTCTAGAATGCTTAACTTGTCAAATATACTACCCACTGTCTCCATTATGAAACCTCCTCATATATTAGATCAAACTCATCTTTAGCTATAGGATAAGGGAAGCCCCTTGCATCAATTGCAAGATAACCATCTTCACATTTCATTATGCCCTCTGCTGTTTCTACTTCAAAGGACTCATACATTCTACAAGCTTTAGTAGTAGTTTTCTTTTTGAACATCTTCCATTCCCTGTCAAAGATAACATCACCTGATTCAAGTACCTCTTTAGTTATTCTAATCATAATGCAACTTCCTTATCTAGTTATAAGCACATTTAGTATTGCTTTAAACAGTTATAGTATAAGTTTATTTTTTCCATGCTTTAACAAAAATGCCTTTCCCTGTATCTTGAAGATGCTCATATTCAAATCCAGTTTCTAGCATCAGATAATCAAATGACTTATTCGTAGGAATCCAAGTATATTCTCCCTTTCCCATTGTCTGCCATCTATGCCATTTGTTTCTAGCATCTTCTTCGTCGAATGAAGGGCAGTCGATGAAGAGTAGGCCGTTGTTATTCAAAACTTTTTTACAAACATTTAGAAATTCTACAGGATTAGAAATATGTTCTAAAGTTTGGTTACAAGCTAGTATATCAAATCTATTTGCATCATCTTTATATCGCTCAGCAAAATCTCCTTTTACTAATCGCGGTAGCATTAGCTTGTTGTCATCAGTGGTATCATGATTCTCGATCAGATCATCAAATAGTTCTATACCTTTATCGATAGATTTCTCATTAATATCGATACCATAAGCATGAAACCCTTTTTGTAGCGCTGCTTTAACTACCAATCCGATACTACATCCAACATCAAGAAATGTTAAACCACTCTGCATTCCACCAAGTTTCTTCTCCATTTCTTCATAAACAGTATCTACAAAGGGGATCGAGTAATCGTTAAAGACCTGTTCCCATCTTTCGGAATATTCTTTGTGCAATTCATCTGTTTGATCTGGATGATCTTCAGGAATTTCTCTTTGAATGAGATCCATCTCTTCTTCCCTATAATACGAATACCCAGGAATATTAAAGTAAAAACTAGTGGGCTTGCCAGAAATAATAGAATTCGGCTTAGACGTAAACTTCTCAATTGCTTTGATAACATGTTCGGCTCCTATAGCTGACATGCAAATACCTTGATTTTCATTTACACACGTAGGAACAAACGTTATAGAGTTTCCGTTTCTTAAGAAAAATGATTTGTGCTTGCAACCCAAGCACTCAAGTGAGTTATCTTGAACATAGAATACATTTTCTCTATTTGGATTAGATATATATGGCAATGCAGCACCAGCAATCAGAATCCTGGGGATATTAAGCGCACTTGCTATATGCATCGGTCCATTGTCTGTCCCAATATAAAATGCACAGTTCTGTATTAATGCAACCATATTGTCTAAACTACATTTATGGTATTTTGCATCAACGGCTGTTACGTCATATCCAGGTTCAACTACTGCATAGTTCATCTCCTTTAAATACTCAATAACTTTAGCATAACTCTCCTTTTGCCAAGTCTTTCCCATCCAACCTGATCCATCACCAACTACTACAACATACGGTTCTTTTGGAAGGTAGGCACTATAGTCATCCACCATCTTAGCAAACTGTGGAATCTTGTCTTTCCAATCATCGAATTCTACACCACAAGCTGAAGCATAAGCATCAATGAATGGAGTATCAATTCTAGATTCATATGCTAAATCTAAATCGAACTTCACTTGACAATCAGAATCTGCTAAACCATCCTGAAGCAAAGCATTTTCATCAATCTTCACTACCTCGTTGGGCTCATTTTTGAAGTATTTTACTACGTCTGGTTTTGCAGTGAAGAATGTTAGCTCTGCTTCAGGATATTTTTGTTTGAGTTTCTTTATAATTGGCTCACATAGAACGACATCACCCATTCCAATTGTTCTTTTCAAACCAATTGAGTTAACGCCTTCTGTAGTGCTTATGATGTTTCTTATATTATTATTATACTCTTCATCTAGAAAAGCATTACCCATAACAGTTGGAATTGATCTTACAACTTCAATATTTCCATCAACCAGCTTGTTCTCTTCTTTCAATTCAGCATTAGCAGGTCTTCCAATTTGCTTCTCTACACCCTCAGGTGTTTGGCTATCTTCTTGTTCACCACCAAACTTAATCCACTGTGCTATCGTTATTTCTTCAGGCATTACTCCAACTACATTATCCTCAGTCCATTTCTTTATTATTCCTGAGGGTTCGAAAAGTTTTTGCCCATCTTTCTCAACTATACAAGACTCCCAATCAACTGTTATACTTCTATGATGACACAATTCATCAACAATTATTTTCTCAAGTGGTGGCGGATTCTCGATCCTAAATCCAATAGTGTTTAAGGGATGATCTGGATTATCAACGTCCCTATATTCTATATGACTAAGTGACCATTTGCATTTCTTCTTTTGCTTGAGTTCTTTAATATGTGCTTGTATATGTCTAGGAAACCACAAGACATTAGTAACAGTCTTATAGAAAATGAATTCACCTTTTGCTTTTTTAACAACGTCATTTATATAAGACACACCTTGCTCTGATTGCTTGAAACTGATCTTCCAGTTGTTCTTATACTTTTCTTTCAACTCAGTGAAATCAAAAGAAGCACATACAATCAACTCAAAATTTTCATGTATCTGTTGTAGAATATTATTTATTGAAGCTCTAGTCTGTTCAACTTCAGTATCTTCAGCTAAAAGAATTATAGAAGCTAAAACATCATCGAATCTATTACTATTAACTTTCATATTTTTTTTATTTCCTTAATTCAATTACTTTTTCTAAAGTAGTATTGATTTTCCTTAACTCAACATCTTCGCTCCCCTCAACCACATACTTTGTAAGAAGTATGCAATTTTCATAGCCTTCCCAGTCAACTGTAAATGTGTGATCTAAAGACCCATTTTGAACACAAACTAATTCATTCAATGCATTCAATGTATATAAAGTGTTAGTTTCTCGTTTCCTATGTAATGATATAGTATTTCTAATCACATCAGAAAAAGCAACATCCTTCTTTATGACATTGAATGTTAGAATATAATCGTTTTCTTTATCTGCATCTTTCAATAGAAAGACTTTATTATTTATCACTTCAAAATTTGCAGCTATAAGCTTTAATATTGAACTAACTTTTCTCCTATGGTTAACAAATGTTGCTAAAAGAACTGTATTTCTCATATAACTTCTCCTTTTATATTAACATTATTACTTATTAGATTATAAGCAAAAATCAATACTACTTTAAACTATTTTTGAAAATTTGGTCTTAATCCTGGGTAACCTTGATCACATTTTGCATCAACAACTCTGTTGCCCTCTATCTTTGGCACTACAGCATATTTTTCTTCTGCTCTCATTTGATTTGTTTTAGGTTTACCTTCTGCATTAAAGCTAATCCCATTTTTATCAATATTGACTAAGAAATACTCAACAGGTATTTCAACATCAGTCTTTTTCATTATATCATTAGTTGAATTTATCATTAAATCTCTAAACATAATCTCTCTAACAAACGGGGCCACAGCAGAGAAATCTTTATCTAATCCTTTGTTTTTAGAATACAATTTCTTAAGAGCTCTATCTATCTTAGCTTTAGTTTTCTTTGCTTGCTCCTCATCAAACATTTTATCAACTAGTGATTGCGCTTCATCTAAACTCCCCATGTTGTCTACACCCTCTATAGCACTTACTTTCTTTCTCATACTAGGTGACATTTCACTTTGATCTACATTTGATAGTTTTGATGCGTATAACTGTAGTGCATCATTAAATTGAGTTCTCAATTCTTTGTTGTCTTTATATCTCTCTTCAAGTAATTCCATATAAGCTTTAGCAGAACTAGCTGCACCCTCACTTGAGCCTGGATATTTTGACTTTATTGAAATTGCATGTAACTTCATAGCATCCTTATCAACTCTTAACAAATCAGCAAGTTGAAAATTTCCAGTTTTTGGGACATATATCTCTTCACCTCTTGCTAGCATCTCCATAGTTGATCCGATCTCTCCCCAGTCTGCTAAGAAACTAGCAGCTTCTTCCGGGGCGACTTCGCTAGCAGATTCATACGCATCGACAAAAGCAGCCGGCATAACTCTCCTTAATTGCTTCATTTTGTCTTCTGGACTCATTTTAGATCTTGTCACTTTTGCAATTGCATTTGTATAATTTTTCATATATTTCTTTGTTACATCTTCTCCACTATCATTGACTTTTTCAGCTGCTGAAGTTACATACTCGTCAATTGCATTTATGAACGTCTCTGGTCTATCTCTATCAAGTTTACCATCAAACAATTCAATGTCTTTGACTTTGTCAACAGTTGAACCACTTAACCTTGCCAAATATTCCATAGTAGCAGGAGGTAACACATCTGATGCTTTAGAGGTGTCCATGTTTCCTAATAAGTTTTGCGGCTTAAATGATATGCTCTTGTATCCAATATCAGAAGTTACTCCCCCTTTTGTTTTGAAGTTCGGTTTGAAATTGGGTATTTTCTCTTTAAGCGTTTCTATGTTATCTAACACTGTGTTCTTAAATTCAACTGGCGACATACCCGGCACTTCATCAACTTTGAATGCTCCTGATTTAGACAGATTATCAGCACTCGTATATAGTCTACCTGAAACTGGAGTTGCTGATATCACTAATGAATTAGCTGCCTTAAGGTCTTCCTTTGAAAACTCTACATCAGCACCACTACCCAATAATGCTAATTTCACCATTGCTTTCTTTTGTGGACTAACAAGTTTGCTATTTGCCATAGATGTAAGTCTAGACAATTGTTCATCATTGAATGTAGTCTGGGTTTCCTCGGGTTTTTCTTCACTTGCTCCACCACCTTCAGCAGGCTTCTTACTTTGTACATCATTTTGTGAAGCAGTACCCCAGCCCTGTTTTGTGCCATATCCTTTTGTCACTAAATGCAAGTCATTACTCTTGTCAACAAAATAGAATCTTTCAGTTCCTGCTTTTGTTTCAGGGCCTTTCAAGAGTTTGTCTTGCTTTTTTGTCTTCTTGGCAACAGCTTTCGTTTTTGCTTCTTGCAACATAAACAGAGCAGAGCCTTCTAAAATAGCTAGTGCAGCAAACTCACCACTCTTATTTATGAAACAACCATTCCCAACATACTTTAGTTTTCCTTCCATAGCTTTCTTGTAAGCAAAGCTATTTTTACTTATGTTTAAAGCTATCTCTTCAACTTTCAGTTTTCTCAATTTCTTTCTCCGAGTCATTAGTTTCATCTACAGTTTCTGTTATTCTATCCCAAATTTGTTCTACAACATCTTCTGAAAAACCGAAAGTTTTTAGTTTATCTAAATCTTCTTTTACAAATTCTCCATCTTTGATTACGCTATCAATAACATAATCAACAACTTCACTATCAGATAGTTCTACATTTTCAATAAATTGCTTATCATTCAAAACTGACTTATTCTCATCATCATCTTTCTTACCCTGTAATACTAAATTCAACTCATCAACAATATTTCTTATCAATCTTATTTGATTGCTCTTGTTGCTAACAACCCAATCATCATATTCGTCTTTATCACCACTAAATGTAACTAAGTCACCAACCTTCAAATAAACTCTTCCATCTGAAGTAGTACGAATTTTGTTTTGAACATGGCTCTTAAGCAAATTGACAGTTTTCTTAAACAACTTGTCGTTGTGTATAAAGTTTCTTCTCATGTCAATAGCAGAATTATTGATGACCCAAGAGTAGATGTTCTGTATCTTTCTCAATATATTCAATGTTGAATATGCAACCTCTTTTGCATTCTTCGGTTCAAATTTCTCTTCCTCTTCATCTGTGTATTGCTTTATATAATCTCTAAAATCATCTACTGTCTTCTCTTTGTTTATTGCAAAGTTAGTATCCTCCATGTTTAAACTCCTTTAAATTTTTTCCTATTTCAACTGCACAATCAAAGTTCACATCTACATCATTCAAATAATTTTTTCTCATTGCTTCAATTGCTATGTTTTTCACAATATCAACTTCACCTGGAGCAACATCAATAATTATTTCATCATAGACAGTTGCTACAACAGCTGATTTTGTTTTTACAATTAAGCCATTCATCATGTCACATACAGTATATAAGCATTGCACTGTAGATAAATTCTGAAACATGTTGTTCACTGATTTGTTTCTAGCTTCTTCTTGTGTTTTGTATTTAATCACCTTACCTTTTTTAGTATCGCATTTCAACTCTCTAACACATTCACTTCTGAAATCTTCAACTTCATTTCCTATCTTATACCACTTCTTTAGCAAATCAATAACACCACTATCATATTGTTCTGATCCATACATCCACTTTATTATTGTGTTTTTTACGTAGTTTCTATTTTTATTAGTTGCTATTGAATTGTCTATTAAAGTGTATATATCAGAGTCTATACATTTTATTCCAAAATAAGAGAATAACACTTTCAATTCAAAGCAGTTCCAGTCAAACTTGAGGAAACAACCATCATTATATCTTGGAACTATCGCATCTCCATATTCACTCTTCTGGAAATTATGGAATCTAGAAGACAGTCTTCCTGTACTAGTATGATCAAAATCATAATTTATAAATGCTTTGTATTTTTTGTAGTCAATATCAATGAATTTGTTTTCAATTTTCTCTGAATAGGTGTCAAACAAGTTTGTTAACTTGAAGCCTGTTTGTTCTATTATTGCGTAGTAAAAAGAAGCAATATGAAGCAAATTGAAATATTCGTTATTGACTGAAGGTAAAAATGAACTTAGTTTTTCTATTGTTTGTAATTCAGTTGCTACTAGCAGGCGTAGTCTTTGTTTTCCTAGCACCTGATGTGGAAAGAAAAAACAGTCAGAATAGATTTTTCTATAATCTGATTCTATGTTTTGTACTTTTTCTAGATTTGCATAGTTTACTACGCCTTCATCATATATTTCGATATACCTATTGAATAGATTGTATAGATATAGTCTTATATCGTGGAGTTTATACGTAGCAGTATATGCAAGTCCCTTGCTTACTTCATTGTTAAACAATACCTTGAAAAAATATTTCAGGTCATTAACATAGATCTTTATTTTCTTGCTTTCTATGATTGAAAATAAAGTTTCAAAGAAGTATTTAGTATTTAGAATCTTTATTAGATAAGTAGTATTATCAAATAAGATTCCAAAGCATATTATTCTTTCTAGCTTATTATCTGATTTGATAGAAACAAAAGCAGTATTAGTGCTAGATGATTGTAGTTCTGTTAAAACGTCATATTCGTTTACATCTTTTATAATGTCCAATTTTAAAAACCCTTTTGTTTTGTTTATAAGCTTATTGATAACGATCTCTATATAGTAATATATTCTAACCGATCTTTAAACTATCATGTACTGCCATTGATGGAATCGTTGCTAGATAATTCAACATAATCTCAGTCGCTGATAACGGTCTGTTGAAAACTCTAGTCAATCCAACAACTCCAGTCAGGCTTGAAGTAGATAAGCTTAATTCTCTACCAATCACTAGCCTTGTGTCTGAATTCACCACTGGTAAGGCTCGCATGTTTGCACTAAAGGAGGCACTGTTTCCATTTACATAAACCCATGACCCTGAATTGCTAGCAGTAGTATTGTGACACACACTTGCTATATGGTACCATCTTCCTACTTCTAGATTAGCAGCTGTAACTGAGCTAGCTCCGATAGTAAGTTCGAGGACACCACCATTTTCTTTTAGAGTCATTACTTCTGTAGCACTCGATCCAATTGTAAATATATTTGTATTTCCTGTGTTAGATAGTTTAACATGCATCATTACAGATAACCCATCAGCTGTATTAGCATTGAAGTGATGGCTGCTTAAACTTTCTATCCAGCTTTCTCCATTTAGTCTGAATCCACCTTCTACAGGTCCATAAGTCCAGCCTGTTATTGTGGCACTAGTTCCATCACCAGATGATGTGCCTTTAACATCTGCTGAAATAGAATTATTTGAACGATCTTCAACTCCTGTCAATTGTGATCCGAGTTCTTCTCTATTGTAGGTGTATAACAATACTTGGCTTTTTCCAGTAACACCATTGGGTGGAGTGGCTTCAGGTCCTGGTCTCATTCCTGTTCCGATGAAGTTCAAACTCTCACTCATCTTAGTTAGGGCGGTGATAGTCATATCACCGAAGAATACTTCACTGTCTTTTATGATGACGTCAAGTCTATCACCATCAGTCATTGCTGTGCTTATTATATATTGATTTTGAGTTGCTGTACTTGAATTATCATCTGCTGTTACTGATAGTGGATATATTGGATTTGATCCAGTAGCAGAAACCAAGCCGGCTGTTGAACCATAGAACAACGATAACTGTCCAGAGACTGCTTCTGTTGTTGTGCTTCTAGTTCTCACTAAAGCTAGAAAGTTATTACCAGTCAATGACTCATTGTTACTTAAAACAAACAGTGGTTGCTCATTGAAATAGCCAGTGTTTCCAGCAAATCTTAATTTATTTTCTACTATAAAGTTTGTGCTTTCCATTACGCATCCCAATCTATTCGTATGTCAATATCCCAATCTGTAAGAATACTATCTAACTCTTTTGCTGATTTCATAATTGTTTTTATTGTGCTTTGTTTAATTCTTTTCCTATCAGATTGTATTCCACCTGATATGCGCTTCATATTTGGATTGACGAACACACTAAATGTAGCCCATCCTACATAATTCATAATATTACGAGCTGTATCTTGATTCATATAACCATCATCTGCTTCTTCATCACCATCTTCATAAAATTGGTCTTTCGATTTGATGTATTTTATAAGATTAGTTTTTTCTCTATCATTCATTTTCTTTACTATTTGCTGAGCATAAGTTTCAATAATCTCCATATGTGGTTGCATTTCATAAAACATATCGTCTACTTTCCCACTTGGTGTTATTACAAAATGAAGTTCGGCATCTCGTTTTTTGTTTGNATATGGAAGAATCTTATCAACAAAATTCTTTTCAATTGCTTCAATTAGTTTCATTCTCTCTCTCAATCTAAAACAGGCCAAAATAATTGTCCGGACTTTCTTATTCTACTATGTGCTATGAATGCAGAAGGATAATCACCTTCAATGACTTGTAAGCCATCTATATGAAATAGAGCACCTGCGCCACCACCTGCATCAAGCTGTATGATTTCAACTCTACCTGTTGCTGTTCCGGTAAGTGTGTTTCTTACTATAATAGGTTTCCAATTAGTTGTATCAGTCATGCCTGTTACAGTAGCAGTGCTATCACCTAAGATGAAAT